GTTGCTCCAGAAGTTAAACCAGAAACAAATTTTGCTGATAGAACATTAGAGCAAATGGGTATTATGACTGGAAAAGGAATGTCAACTGGTGAGATAGATATTCCCAAACAACCATCTATTATTATTAGAGATCTTGGAACTGCATTATTGCAATTAGAAGATCAAGGTAAATTAAAAGATAATGGCAAGCGTGTATTAAACAATTTACGTAAAGGTGGTTTCTTAGACCCATCTATAGCAAAAGTAGGTCAAGGTGCAACTTTAGGTGGTCTTGATGAACTTACTGCAATGGTTGAGCAATTTACTAAATCAAAAGATTATGGTGAAGTGGTAGATATGTTAGCAGAAGGTGTGCCTAATTTATACGATGGCAAACCTATTTATATGTCACCTTATTCTGTAAGCACAGGTATTCAGCGTGCTGAAATGAAAGAGTTTGAAGCAGAATATCCTAAAACAGCATTAGGTTTAGATGTTGGTGGAAGTATTTTAACTGCTGGAGCATTAGATAAATTAACTAAGGCAAGTGGTTTATTTAAAGATGCACCTAGATTGGGTGAGTTAACAGGTAAAAGTGCCTTGTATGGTGGTTTAGCAGGTTTTGGTTATGGCGAGGGTGATAAATACCAACAAGCAATATCTACTGGTGTTGGTACTGGTTTCGGAACTGTAGCAGGTCTTGCATTTGGTCTTGCTAGTCCAGTAATATCTACTGGTATTGAAAAAACAATAGATGCATTTAAACCACAAAAGTTTTTTGAAACAGCACAAGCGAAGAAGTTTTTAAAAGAAACATTAGAGCGTGGTTATGGTTCTACAGATGAAGCATTGTTGGATTTTATTAATAGATCAACAGGCAAACAATACGACATTACTCAATTAGAAAAAGCAAAGCAAATTTTTAGTGATAAAGGTTCAGCAAAACCATTTACTATTGCAGACTTAGATGATGAGACTAGATCTTTGCTAGATATATTTAGACAATTACCTACTACAGATATGGGTAATGCTCGAAAATGGTTTAAAAATAGACGTAGTGGTCAAATGCAAAGACTTCAAACAGACGTTAAGCAAGCATTTGGTAGAACTGGTGAAATATTTAGTGAAATAAATGCTATTAATAAATTAAAATCTGTTACTGGTGCTGAAAACTACAAGCGTGCTTTTAAAATAAATGTAAAACCAGACTACAAATACAATATTGATGGTGTTGATGTATCTATGCAAGATTTATTTACAACACCACAATTTCAAGAAGCGTTCCAAAAAGCAAATTATTTAGCACAAGCACAATCTTATGGTTATGGTAAAGACTTCTTACAATACACTTTATTAAAAGATGGAACTGTAATGAAGAATGGTAAGATACTGAAAGCAATACCAAGTGAATTTCTGCATAATATGAAAATGGGTTTGGACGATACCATTGAGTCATATATTAACACTGAAGGTTATAAGGGAAACATACTTAGAGCGTATGTAGATTCTAAAAATACATTTTTAAAAATGTTTGATAAAGCAAATCCACAGTATAAAAATGCTAGAAATTATTATGCAGGTTTAAGAGGAACAGAAAAAGCATACACAGATGGTTTAAATTTATTTAAATTAAGATCTGATGAGTTGTATACAAGAAATCCTGAACACGCAGAAAACATAGCATTGCTTATAAAAAATATGTCTGAAGCAGAAAGAGAAGCATTTAGATCTGGTGCAGTTAGAAGCATTATAGATAAACTTGGTGGTATGATGCAAGAGGGTGAAGAAGTATTAACTAGTAAAGACTTTACCAGATATTTTATTACTGACCCATCTAAATTGCGACTAATTAGTGAAACTTTTGGTGACAATCAAAAAGGTTTTAGAGAGTTTGTTAAAAACATTAAGATAGAATCTGATATGTATAACACTTATCGTGCGCTACAAGGTTCACAAACACAACCTCGAACTGAAGCAATGCGCAAGGTAATGGAAGCGCAGTATGAAGCAAATACAAACCTTGCTCAAAAGGTTATGAATTTTCTTAACAGAAACGCACAAAATGTTAATGAGAGACAAATTGAGCGAATTAATGCAGAAGTTGTTTCTTATCTATCTACATTTAATAAAAAAGAAATATTAAAAATATTTAATAGTCTTAATGACACTGATATACAAAAAGCATATAACGCTATTTCTGACCTTATTATGAGATCTAGAAATGCTGTAGTAAATCCATATGTTGTTGGTCAAGGCATTGGTCAATATGGAATTAATACTCAACAAATGGTATTTGAGAATCCAGTTCCTAATAGAACAGGTATCAGATAGTGTGGAATTTATTATATTTACCTCCAATAAACTTATACAACGCACCAAAAAGAAAGGATTCTGATGGAGAAAGTTCAAGAAGCAGTAGCAGTTCACTCAGCAGAAATTGAGCATATGAAAAAAGATATAGATCATATTATGAATAAAGTGGACAAAATGGATAAATCCATCGATGACATTAAAAGCACTTTAGATGAATTTAAAGGTGGCAAAAAAGCAATGATGTGGTTAATTGGACTCATAATCGCAGTGTCTGGTTTTATTTTTGGACACTGGATGGACAAATGAGTATAGTATACGACATCATATATTGTTTATTTAAACTGTTTATTGTTCCAGTTCTGTTTTTTTTCTTTTATTTCTTTTTTGGATTAACAGCAATTATAGAAAAAATTATGCAGTTGCTAGATCACATTATTGACAAATTTTATTAAATAATGAAATTAGATATAAGAACATTAGAATCAATATACGATATGCTTATATCAACTCATGTTCTTAGAGATATTGGGTTACCTCCATCATTTGAAGTAGAGTTTGAAATACTGCCTATGAAAGATAACTGCATGGCATCCTATACTCCAGATCCACACACAATAGGTGTATGCCCACAAAGACATCGATTTTTAAGTAGTGTAATTAAATCTGTATTACATGAAATTATCCATATGACTAACCATCTTTATGGTCACTCTTATTTAAAGCATGATAAACATTTTAAAGAGTTAAGAAAATTGATAGCAGATGAATTAGGTTTTGATGAAAACGAAATTTAGGAGTTAATATGTGGACAGCATTAATTGCACCAGTTGCAAGTTTATTAGATAAGTTTATAGAAGATAAGGATCAAAAGAATAAGTTAGCACATGAGATTGCAACACTAGCAGAAAAGCAATCACATGAAATTAATCTTGGTCAGATAGATATCAATAAAACAGAAGCACAACATCGATCTATTTTTATTGCTGGATGGAGACCATGTTTAGGTTGGGTAGCAAGTTTATCTTTTGCTTGGATATTTTTATTACAACCTATTTTGCAATGGATATTAGTGCTTATGGGTAATAATACAGTGTTGCCCTTGTTGCAAACTGATGTTTTAATGGAGTTAACATTTGCCCTTTTAGGTATGGCAGGATTGAGAAGTTGGGAAAAAAGTAAAGGTTTAACTAAATGAACTTAAGTCCTAATTTTACATTAGAAGAATTAACGCATTCTGAAACAGCAGTGCGTTTAGGTATTGACAATACACCTACAGTTGAAGTTATTGATAATTTAAAATTTCTTTCAGGGAGATTAGAAGATGTTAGAAGTATATTACGTTGTCCTATGCTTATTAGTAGTGGTTTCCGTTGTCATGTTCTTAATGATCATTTGGGAAGTAAGAGAACTTCCCAACACACTACTGGAAATGCTGTGGACTTCATTGCGCCAAGTTTTGGAAACCCTCGTAGCGTGGTGGAAGAAATTATTAAGCACACTTCAAAAATTAACTACGATCAAGTAATTTTAGAATTTGGCAGATGGGTTCACATATCGTTTGTCAAGGATAATCCACGAAATAGTGCATTAATCATTGATAAAAATGGAGCAAGACCATTTGAAAATTTTATTTATTGACATCGAAACCAAAGCATCGGTTATTTCCACATGGGGTATATGGAATATTAATGCTGGATTAAATCAAATCATTAGTCGTGGAAAGATGATATGTTGGTCTGCTAAGTGGAAAGATAGTCCAGAAATCATATTTGATTCAGATTGGACATCTACTCATAAACAGATGGTAAAACATATTTGGAATTTATTAGACGAAGCAGATGCGGTAGTGCATTACAATGGTCAGGCATTTGATTGTAAAGAGATCAATAGATCATTCTTATTGTTAGGTATGCCACCACCAAGTCCATATAAGCAGATTGACCTACTTCGAGTAATTAAAAGAAACTTTAGATTTATATCTAATAAATTAGATAACGTAGCACAAGAGTTAGGCATAGGTTCAAAGATAAAACATTCTGGAATGGATCTATGGAATGATGTAGAAAAAAAGAATCCAGAAGCAAGAATGTTGATGCAAGAGTATAACGAACAAGATACCTTATTATTAGAAAAACTTTACACAAAACTAGAAGCATGGTTAGGTGGGTATATTAATCATAATGAATATTCAGAAGTTAATGTATGTCCTACTTGTGGCAGTTCTCATATTAATAAACGTGGTTTTAAAAAAACGAACACTCAAGTTTTCCAACAATATAGGTGCATGTCATGTGGATCGTGGGCAAGAAGCAACAAGGGGATCAAAGAAAAAAGAAAATCAGAGTCAATTGTCAGCATAAGGTAAAAATTATGAACATCACAGAAATTGCAGAACATATGACTGGATGCACAATCGAAGAGATTGTCATAACCTATGGTGAAGATACAATGACAATTTATCTTGATAGTGGTGCAAGCATAGAGATTATAGTAGACTCTATCTATGCAGACATACCCAAACTTGACGATTAAAACATTACCTGATGGTAACCAAGTAGATAATTATAGTAAAGAATGGATGCTTTATTGTGAAGCATTAAGTCTATCTAAGAAATCTTACTCTAAAAGAGTAGACTTCCTAGACAAACTTAAAGACTTGGAGAGAACAAATAAAATCAAATACTACTTACAACTAATCTGGGATTTAAAGAAGCGTGACTATGAGCGCAGTAAAACTCACAACCAAGAACTTTTCCCACCAAACTAAACCTGAAAGCATATTCGACTCCTTTCATATCAACACTCATTAATGTTGATTTTGTTGTCTGGAAACATCTTAAAATGTTTACCAGTAATATCGTGACTGATCTCTATCCTCACAGACCCATCACTTTCTTTAAAACAATTTACTGTAAAATGATCACCGTTAATAATTAATTTTCTATTTTGCATTCTTGCATAACCCTTCCAATTTATAGAAATCTATCCCACACCACCATTTGTTATGTTCTCGGTGATAAAACTTTGCTGGACTACCACATACGTGACAAACCTTACCCTGTAACTTAATTTTCGTCATGCAATGAATCTTCTATCCAATCCTCATCAATCACTGGAGACCCATGCCTTCTTGCTTTTTGTTCAAGTATTTGATTAAGTCTTTCTTGATAAGATTGTTTTTCTGCATCACAATACCAATTTTGTTTATCACACTCTTGTATGCAATTTCTTAACCAAGTTTCTTCATCAACATCTTTTTCAACTTTATAACCTCTTCGATCAAGATATTTGTATTGATCACCTTTACACTTACCTCTAAATTCTTCTGGGGTAAGTTTCTTTTTCATTATTTCTATTGTTTCTAAACCACCTCTTTTATAGTGGTCTGGGTTTATTGGATCGCTCATATGAACTCCTTGCCATAGTTAAAAAGTAAATTAGGAGGTATTAACCACGCTTTTTTTGCACTGCTATCACCATCCATTGCACCATCCCAATATTTAATTTTGTCTAAATTGACAAATATACAATGTAATATATCACCTTTTTTTAAAGAATGAAACTTTGTTCCATCCCAAATTAACCAGTAATCTGCTTTGCTGACACATAAAGCAGTTTGTTTACCATTCATTTCAAACTCAATAATAATATTAGTATAATTTGGTTTAATATACAAAGGGCATGACTTTACTTCTATTTTTAAATCTTTTTCTGGAATATAAATATCATAGTCTGAAAAGTTACCTTCCTTCTTATATGCTTTTGGATAATATTTACGTATACGTTCCAGTGCTAACTGTTCAATACGTTCGCCTTCTGGAAGTCTTTTGTCAAAATTATTCATTGTTAATAACCAGATTTCCATCAAGCACTTCACATACAACATCTTTTGCTTTTGTGTAGATTGCTTGATCAGGATCAATTTTCATCAAAAGTTTTCCTTTATGACATATTAAATCTTTTGGAGTAATCTTCATTGTAATGTAAGCATTTAAACTGATCCCAGTAATCAATATTAAAAATATAAATAGAACTACAATTTTCATTATTTTCTTTAGCATAAACTAATCCCTCATGTTATGTATTACATGTATTACATTATATAATCACATACAAATCTAATAGAAAGGAGATCTACTATGTGGACAACACCATCAGCAACTGAAATGCGTTTCGGTTTTGAAGTAACAATGTACGTATGTAATAAGTAATTATTGTTAAATAAAAAAATAGGGGAACTCATAATTCCCCTATTAATTTTCTGTATTTCTTACCGTTGTTTCTTATCCAATAAAAATCTAAAATTACTTTTGCTTTACCTTTTGTATTCCCAATAAAAGAAGATGCATGATCTGGTAAGTAAATTATGTTTTCTTTTGGAATATACCTAACAACATTAAAATGGGATGTCTTCGACTTCACTGACAACCTCACTAGTAGATTTAGATGATGATTCAGTATCAATAGTTATTTTTCCACTAAAAAACTTTTCACCTGTTTTTCCATTGGTTTGTAACCATGCACCAAGTCTTTGTTCACTACCATCTTCCATAGTGACTGTTCCAGTATAGTCTGGAGTTTTATCACCTTCTTGTTTATAAGTATTTTTACCTAAGGTAAAAGATCCAATTTCTTTATATCTTGCCATTTATTTCTCCTTAATAGAATTTAACATTTGTTCAATTTCATCATTGAACTTTATAACTTCAGTTTCCAACATCTTAATGTAATCATCATCCCTCTCAACACGAACAATATACAACTGCAAGTCTTTTGGAAACGAAGGGTTGTAAGAAACAAAGTCACAAAAACTACGTTGAGTTACGCAAAGTCCCCATTGCATCTGAGGGTAGTATTTTGACGGTGCTTGTTTCTTCATTAAAGTATTAGTGTGGGTAGTTTCTAGCGGAGACTTGATTTCAATAATTCCATCGTCTCCCACTAAACCGTCAACACTAACACCGCTCCAAGAAATATTTGAATGTTTAAGAAATCCAACTTCTTCAACATCAATTTTCTTTTCGAGTTCGTATAACATACGTGCATCAGGTTCACGATCAATACCTTGTTGCATTATGTTATTAAAATATGTTTGCACTGGTTGACCTGTAAGTCTTTCTGTCACCAATTGCAATTTATAGTTTGATCTGGATTGTGCTTCACCAGTTTTAATTTTTGCAATTACGTCTGCCATCCTTGATCCAGTAATATGACCAACTCGTGCCTGTAACCACTCTTCTGTTCTTTGTTCCATCATTCATTCTCCCATTTTGACATACTAGAGTTATTATAAACAACTCCATGTAATTTAGAATCATAACTTATAAATTTAGTATCTTCAACATTATGTCGTTGAACACTTTTAATTTTAAAGTTATTTAATATTTTTTCTTTGTTATAAAACATCTCAGCAAGCAAACAAGTTTTATCTAATTTATGATAGTAAGTATAACTTTTAGTAGGTGTTGAATCTAATATGTTTGCACCAATTAATCTTCTTAATATGTTACGAACTGTTTGATATTCAAAACCAATCTCATTAGAAATTTGTTTACAACATTTTTTCTTATTTCCAATGCAATCTAAAATTTTATTTACTAACTCTAATCTTTTTACTTTGTTGCCATGTTTGTCTGTAAAGATATGTTCATCGTTATGATACGTCTTCAATTTTACACTCCCATCTTTTACTTTTGTTTTTAAACCATCCCCAGACCTCAACTCGCCATCCTGCTTTGCGAATTGCACTTATGTTTTTATTGTTTGCTATCTTGTTTATACGACTGCTGATGTTACTTTTGGAAGTGCATTGGACTGCTAACACCTCTCCATCATCAGAGATCGCTAAAACGTCTATAAAATTAAATAAATCTATACGAACTTTTGCAAAAAAATTGTAATGCTCACAAACCTGAACAGTATTGTAACCTTCACTTTTTAATTTTTTTAAAGTCAGTTGTGTTGGACTTGTTGGCATCTTTTTCCTTTTTAAATATTCGATCAAAATTTTCTTCAAATGTTTTTCTGTCCGTAAAAGGACGTGGTGAACTACCTTTGCCCATTACTTAATCTCCTTCTTAATTAAACCTTCTGGTAAGTTAATATAATCCTCAAATAAACAAGTCGTATAAGGCGCATCTTTGTAATGCTCTTTAACATAGTCATTTGCTACTGCGCAACTTGTAAAATGTCCTATATATTGTGGACTATCCATTTGCATATAAACTACAAGTACGTATTCAAACATATCAAAACTCCATTATTATTTGAGTTGATGGTTTATGTATTACATCATATCTATTAGTATTACCTTTTGGATATGGTAATACAGGATACTTGAGTAATTTTTTAAATTTTTTCTTATCTGTTTTGCTTCCATGAAAAAGTATATATCTATGTTTTCTTGCTCGTTCAACATAATAAAAATCATTTCCATATTTTTGCTTAATTTTTTCAAGAGTCATTCCATCAGATATTGTTTTACTATGTTTATGTTCAAGACCTTTAATTGCCCAATCAACTCTAGCTTCAGATAATCCAGTGTATAAAAAATTAGTCGCTTGATATACATACCCAACATGACCTTGTGATGTATCAGCATATGAAACTACAATAGTTGGTTTTGGCAATTGTTTTATAGAATTAGAAACTAAAAAACTAGATTGATTTTTATCATTATTAAGTAAACACAATCTATTTAATTCTAAAACAATTTCAGAATATTCTTTACCGCATATTCCCATACACAGTGATGGAGATGCTGGAATGCCATAAGTTGTTACACCTATTAGTTTGTTACCATCATACAAACCAAATGCTTTCATAATTTGTGGTATTCTTTTTGCATAATGCATATTTAATAACCAATCATATGTTTCTTTTGGTTCAATTGGAATTACGTTCATATTCTTTCCTTTATCCAATCTAATAACTCATATTCAGTGCCATATTTATCTATCCACGTCTTCTTCCCTGAATGAAACCCATCGTTACCTTGATGGTGTTCATGGCATAGGGGTAAGCAATTGTCCCAACTGTTGCGTTGACCCTTACCTAAACCCTCCCTAATGTGATGTATACATGGCGGAGTGATTGCATCGTAGTGTTTACGACACACGACACAACCAAACTCTACCAGTTTACCAATCCACTCTTTTTCACTCTTTTTCAAAATTAAATCCGTATTGTCCTGCCCAGAATTTAATATTATCTAAATACTCATTAAATTCTTTAGTATTTAAATTTGAAGTGCTACGAATAAACCCAACACTTTCATTTTTGATTTCTTTCATTTCGAACAAAAATTTATATGCCATCAATTTGTGCATGTCATTTTTGTCGTATCCGAAATAGTCTCCCATTGCAGTAAGCATTTCCCAGTAATACTCATTTTGATCCATGCTTCTAATGCTTTTAGGTTTTCTCACAATTACCTCCCACACTTGGGTTAAATCTAGTTCCCTTAATTTATTTATTAAGTTTTCTAGATTGTTTTTGTTCATTTTGAAATTTAACATATTTATTTTTTGCATCCCAATTAAGTGATTTAAAAATACGACCATCAGATAATTTTACTCTGTAATT